GATAGACCTTCTAGGGACCGTAAGTCACCCAGTAGTTCTTCTACAAAGCCTCTGCCATAATCCTCGCCGTCAATTCGGGAGAACCGTAGTGGTAGGAACGGGACTGCATTTGGTTTATATTTACCGCGAGAGCCAGCAATCACAGTTCCCTTTACCTCTTGGTAAACGTGGAACATGTTAGCTTTTCGCTCAATATGCGTGTAAATCTCTACAGTCTTTTCGTCACCTTCCAGCTTACCATGGATTGCCGCTGCTGTACTTTTGTCCAGAGCATTAGGTGATACGTTCTCAACGATTACTATTTCCAGTACGTCACCGTTAGGCGCACGACTGACAACATAACTGTCAAGGTGGATGACACGAACCTTCTCAGGTCCAACATGTAGCAAGACATTACCACCAACAATCAAATGCTTTAGTGCTTCATGTACCGCAACACGGTCACCTGAACTTTCAATCTCGTTCATCACTGCACGTTCAAACTCGCCCAGTTGTTTCTCAACATCTGTACGGGCTGCAGGGTCTTCAGCCATCTCTTTGAGAGTGTATGGCTCGACCATGAACCTGAAGAATGGTGCATTAGGTGGCATCAGTGCCAGTGATAGCTTTGATGCTAGGTTGTTCACACCTCTGGCACCTATGCCCTGATAGGGCGTATAGATGTCGCTGGTTTCATTATGTGAATCTGGTGGGATTAACGATGGGATAGTTAGTTCAGAGCAATCTCTAGCCCTGTCGAGGTAGGATTGTCGCGTCTGTTCTAACTGCCGATAACGTGCCTCGCAGCTTCCCATACTCACTGCAGGTTATCTGTAAGACCTGTGTTTACGTTGGTTGGAGCCTTGTTGACCGTCCGGTTTTTATGTTTATCGCCACCAATAAATAGAGTTGCACCACCGGATAAAAAATCTTTTGGTTTCATCTTATTTTTTTCCAGCAGTTTCATAGGTAGGCTTAATGGACTTGCGATATTCTTCGCCAGTTTTCCAATAGGATTACACATAGAATTCCCCTAAGTAATCTGAAGGCCAGAGCCACCAGCACCAATGTTAGTAACTGTTGGGTCTAAGGGAACCACAAGCTGTGATGTACCTTTGGCTTTGTTAGAGATAGCACCCAGTTCAGCAGCAATGCCACTCTCAGGGTTCGACGGGTCATACCCAAGCTGGGTTGTTTGCCGTGGAGCCGCTGCAGGTGGGGCCGCTGGTGGCGGCGGTGCTGGTGTGGGGGCAGGTGATTTAGGAAAGCACATAAATATTAATCCTGTGAATTCTCATAAAGTTGTTCTTTATGAAGTTGCGTTAAAAGGTCTACGACTGAGCGCATACCCCCACGCCACATCAGCGTTTCAATGCTCTCGCCTTTATTAGGTGATATGTGGGGAATTCTTTCGGCCAGTGCTGTGATAAGTTCTTCCGATATATACGGAAATTTTTTCATGATTTTATAAATCCTCTATAGTGCAACCTTTAAGAGAATGCTTTTGTCCAAGCTGCACAGATACCTGACCTAACAACATCATCGTGATTGAAGTTACAGTGGGCTGCTGGAATGTTGTACTTATGCATTAGATCGATAGCGACCTGCAGACCTGACTGTGTACCCTTCAGATCGTGTTGGGATATGTCACCGTTCACAACGACTTTGCTATCCTCACCGATACGGGTCAGGAACATCTTCATCTCATGGACTGTCAGGTTCTGGCCTTCATCCAAGATAACGAATGCATCGTTAAAGCTACGACCACGCATCACCTCAAAGGGTACAATCTCAATAGCACCTCGCTTGTGTGCGTGTTCATACTTACCCTTACCAAGACGCTGCTGTAGCACCTCCGTCAGTGGGTAGACCCACGGTGCAATCTTGTCCTCAATAGTACCAGAGAAGAAACCAAGAGATTTACCTGCAGGGATGTTGGGCCTCGTCAGGATTATCTTATGTATCTGGTGCCTGTTGTACATGTCAGCAGCGATGGCTGCAGCTATGTAGGTCTTACCTGTTCCTGCTGGTCCTGTGACAAAGACTTGAGGATACTGCTTAATACACTCAATGTAGTTGCGTTGGGCTGCATTCATTGGAAGTAGCGGCTGCACACGGGGACCATGTGCAACCTCTATATCCTCTACCTTCTTTTTGTACGTCGATTTCTTACGCATTAGTTACCTAATTGGACATGCACCTGTGGCGCATCCATCATCCTCTAACTCGTCAAGGCTGTTGGCTGCATCAAGGTTAATGGGTTTCAATGTAGCTGCATATTCTTCAAAGGTTTCCTGATCGACCACTTCCTGTGGCAGGTAAGGATACCCTAAATCTTCTGCAGTTTTGGTAGGGTCGTTTCGATAGATGAAAGACACACCAACAAAGTTGTTCCAGTTCTCTTGGAACCAATCGATGATATCTTCAATCTCAGTCTGGTCGTAGCTGATGGTGACAGAACAGTTGTGGTCAACGTAGTTCTGCATCATCATCTTGTAGCGGTCTAGCTGTTCCACTGCGCTCTCTAAGTTAACGTGCTTACCATCCACTGTATCGAAGCTGACACCCTCGTAAGAAACGGGGAAGGTAGCCAGAACACTATCACCTCCTTGACCTTCATAAGGGTCAGGAAACACACGGTATCCAGCCGCTTCAAGGATGGGAACGAGAGGGTCATGCTTAGAGAACTTTATGTTGTTGAAGATGTACTTGCCCAAGGGTTTATGCACCCCCTCAGTGGTTGACATTATCTTTGACAGGGTTCCACTTGGCTTGACTGTGCAGACTGCTTTAGATCGTGGCAGTCCTAGTTCATCAGCCATGCCATGTGCGCCTTCATGTGCAGCTTTACGCAGCATATCAAACATAGCTGGATTGTTGAGGTGTTCCCAAGTCACGATGCCTGTCAGCCCTACACCTGTCAGACGTAGGAACTGGTTCAGTTCATGCCAGCTACGCTGAAGGATGCCATCATCGAAAGACACGCAGGTTTGCCTGTAGTTTGCACGGGCAATCAAGCCTATCCAATGGCTCACCAGATCAGGGTGCATACCGTTAGTTTTGTTGAGGTCAAACTCTACTAAGTTGCAAAAATTTTTATTACCTAAAAGTATTTCTGCACATGGATTGACTCCCTTAAACCAAGGCGCACGGCGTTGTGCTTCAGTGGCATTGATGATGGCAGGTTCAGACCCACCAGCCTCTGTCATAAGCTGAAAGATATGTGACAGTTGACTGTAAGTTGGTTTGTTCCAGAACAGCAGCGAATTGTTAGACTGCCCTCGTTGTGGGTTGTCTACCCAGTGGTCCTTCTTAGCAGTGGCAAAGCGTTCCCAATCCTTGTCACCATAGTTCATCACAGCAATCTCAGCAGACCGTCGAGATGATAGTGTGGTGCCAAGCCAATTGATTACATCAAGGATATCGATGCGGTCCAGTAGCTGCCCAGCGCGTCTGTTAAGGATAGCGCAGATAGCTTCAAAGGCTTTGTGGATTGTATTGTCACCGGAACTAATCCAGCCGTATCCACTAAGTCTTTCACCTGCTGGTCTGATCTGGCTGAAGTCTAAGACAACCTTATCAACAGGGTCTTTCATAGCCAGCAGCTTGCCAATAGATTTCGCCCATGCCTCTGCGCTGTCACCAACCTCAAGTGTATACACACCATTATGTGTATGCGCCCTGTTCCTATCATAGCCACGATAGTCACGGGTGGATCTGATGGTTTCAATCTCTACAGGTTTAGCGAAACCATTGAGCGTTCCGACCACTGGCTCAAAGCCTACGCCACAGCCCTGCAGCAACAGCCACATGGCATCAACCACATCATGGACTGTCTCTACCTGTCCGAATGAACAGTTAAACTGTGAGGCTTCTCTGCGCTTGGCTACGTCAGTACCACCCAACCAAAGTGTACGGCCTGATGGACAGGCAATACGTTTGAGGTAAAGCATACGCAGTTCCTCAAGTTCTAGGGTTTCTAGAGGTGACAGGTTTGTACCCTTGGCACGTTCCCACAACCACCGCTGATGGTTAATCACACGGTTGATGGTCTGGTCCCATGTTTCAAATTGTTTGCCCTCTTTATCTAAGGGTCTGTTATATGTTCTGCGCGTTACTACCTGCGCTCTGGTATCTAGTTCTGCTGTCACCTGTTATCTCCATCACCCTTTAGCTGCCCACGCTCTGCACGGGACGCTAATTTCGTTGTGTTATTATCTGCAATTGTTGAGAGTGGCTGGCCCATCAGTCGGGAAAACTCTGAGATAAACCAAAGGATATCACCTAGTTCATCGATGACAGATTGTTGTTCTGTTATCATCCCAATCAGTTTATCTTTGCGGTAGAACTTGGCAATCTTACCAGCGAATTCACCAGCCTCTGCCACTAGCCCAAGAGACAGATATTCTAAGGCTCTTTCTTGAGGATAGATGGCAGTCTCGGCTGCATTCTTTTGGTACTGGTTGAAGGTTAGTTCATTGGTTGAGAAGTCTTCACGCCACTTAGCCATCAATGATATCCCTTCCCTCAATCTGATTGATACGCATCTCTGCGTAGCGCATTGCTTTCCGCAGGTCGGTCACCTCACTTTCAGCATATGACTTGCCTTCATATTTTTTATTACCAGCGCGACAGACGTACTTAATGATGTTGCCAACATGGAATGACAGTTCGTTTTCCATGATGAAGACGATAGGTTCTATGGGATAATCAGCGTAGTGGCTGGGGTGTTTTACATCGGTGTCCAAGGTATAACCTTTCCTGATTTATCTAAGTCAGAGGCGTGGCAGATACGGGCAACCTGTGCCTGTACGAGAGCGTGTTCTTCTGAGAGGTTTTTCTTTTTGAAGGCGGCAACCACTAAGGGCCACAGGTCTTCCGGTTCTTTGGCAGGTGCCAGTATCTTGGTGGCAGTCACAGGACCACACCCTGCTAGACCATCATAGTTGTCGGTCTTGTCACCTGTCAGTGTCTGGTGCATGTGGTTGTATGCAGCTTCAAGGACACCGATATGTCTGACCGCTGTGTCCTTTGCAGGGTTGTACAGCAGGGCAGGTATAGTCTGCAGGTCTTTGTCCTCACTAACAATGATGGTAGTTAAAGGGTGTGTGGTAGCCTCAATGCCCAGTAGGTCATCAGCTTCAAAGTTGTCAGTGAGTACTGCACCCTGTTCCTCAATCATCCACTGTCTGACAGCCTGAAGTACCAGAGGTTTGCGTGTATCTTTCCTGTTCTCTTTGTATGTCGGAAGGATATCTTTACGCCAGTTGTTTGGCCCTGTGAGATACAGGGTGTAGTCACTGGCAAGCAGGTCACGCTTGACGTTGGAGATGTAAGTCAGGCAGTGGTCTATGGCCTCATGCTCATAGGCATGTAGTGTCCACAGTCCATCACCCCACTTGATTGGACGCTCAACAGCAGCCGCTGCTTTAAACGCTATGATGTCAGCATCAAACAGTAACCTCATTGAGGCTTACCTTTGAAAGGCATCACACTTAGATCAGGGTTCCTCTTAGGCTGAACTCGTTCACTAAGAATAAAAGCTGTGTCCAGCATTATGCTTCTGAATGGGCAATCGTTATCTGAAATTCTTGCACCCTGCATACACAACTCGCCAAGGACTTGTGTGGTTGCTAGTAGTTCTGCGAGGTCTACGCTTACTGCTAATCGTTCATCCATTTCTGGTTAACTCCTGCCATGAGATTGGAAACAAAGACGCCATCTGTTCACCTAGTAGTTCGGCAAACTCTTGGACTTCGCGCTGGGCGTCAGGCTTGATGCGAAGGTTATAGACACGGGACCAGAACAGGAGAGAACCTGTCCACACCCACTCGGTGATGACGCCTTGAGGTAGGACACCTCGCGCCTGTTCAGCACAGATGCCGAGTGCAACCATCTTGTTGTAGGTGGCAATCGCATCGATGCAGATGTCATGGTATTCCTCTAGGAATTCCTCGCTGCGCCTGTGCGCTTCAGGGCTAGACCCTTGCTTTACATCAGGTGCTGCAGCCCTAAAGAAGTCAGGCTTCCAGTAGCTGGGTGAGGACTTCACATACCGTCTGCTTACTTCATTCCATGTGCCACCGACTTGGTGCTTTGCAAGTTGTCTGCTTATGAAGATGCTGGTGCTGCATCGGAATGTAGCTTGAGGATGTGAGAAGGGATGCAGGTGCTTCTCTCTTGCTAAGAATGCAATCAGTCCTGCGTTCCTATTAGGTCCATAGTTCTCTGCCTGTTTGTCGAAGGACACACGGGCTGCATCGGTGACTAGATCGTCATCGCCCATGTGCGTCATGTATTGTACGTCTGTCATGTCTAGTCCCTTGTGGTTAGATTTAGTTAAACTGTGGTTCATTCTCGTAGTGTATTATGCGATGACAACAGGCGCACAGCAGCGCACACTTGTCAGCTTCAGCTAGTATCCTAGACCACTGCAGGTCTAAGTTACTTGAGTGCAGGGTGAATGATTTCTGCGTTGGGTCTATGTGATGGAAGTCATAGGC